GGCCCAATGCAACTATGTCCCCCGGTACCGTGTAAATATGCTCTTCGGGCCACGCGTACGGAACCCCGGGCTCAGATATGTACACTCGATTGCCGACAAACCCCGCCATGGTCGACTGACTGGCTTCGATGATGCCCTGAAGCCCCGCGGGCGGCGGAGACCACGACTGCGAAGGAAGCACTTCCGCGCTGTTCAACACGTTGTCCGTAGTGGTCAACGTCGCAATGGGCATCTCCCGAATGAATACGAAGTTGGTACCAAACGTAGTCGTACGGTAAATCCGGTAGTGTGTAACCGGTATCATGCCGTGGGGCGCCGGGGCCGTGACAGTAAGCGATGCGTTGGGGACCACTCCTGCCGCGGCCAAAAACCGTTCGGACGGAGGGCTGGGGGCGCTTTCCTGCCCCCATTCGTTGACGTAGGTGTACACGTAGAAATACGACACCGCCCCGGAGCCCGCAGAACCGAGAGTAGGCCGTAAAGCCGGGACAGGCACCCCGACCTGGAAACTAGCGGTTGGAAACGGCCCTGAGCCCGACGTGGCGAGCGTTTCACTTGTGACCCGGAACCCCCCCGAAGCGTTGCTGAAGAACAACGCCGATCGAGTATCCCCGGGGATCAACGACCGAACCACATTCGTCCGCACGGGCCACGTCAACCACCGGGAATACGCTCGATGCAGTGTTTCTACAACCTGCTGAGGCAGCAAATCCGCCAGTACCAACTGACGAATCGGAGCCAAGTAATCCACCCACGGAAGCATATTACGCGCGCGCGTCGAATACGCGTTACCCAGATAGTCAGGGTCCTGCAGCGGAATCTCCCCTAGGAAGCCTTTTAGCTTAATAGCCGCCATATCGCACTCGCCGGGCTACGCCTACGTGCATGTCGTCGGCCGCGAGTCCCTTGACCATGTCCCGGGCTTCGGTGTACTTATCGTGAAAAACTCTGTACAGCGTGGTCGCTTCATGCCGGCCCCACGCGTCCGCCGTCATCCACGGCTGCTGAGGGAGCAGCAACACATTGGCGATGGTCCCAGCCTCTATGGTTTCGCGGAACCTGGACACCACCGCGGCGTCCATGCCGGTCGAATCATGCGCAGGGCACACCGCTACCCGAACCGACAGTATCGGGCGCAGATCGACCCTGCGCTTAGGACCTATTTCTACGGCGTTCGGGTAATGAAACCGAGCGTAATACCCCCCAGGCCCGCCGCCCTGAGCATTGGCCGCCTGAAAATGCCTGAACTTAGCCGCGCTAAGAATCGCTACATCAGAGTCGGTGCCAATAGTCAGCCCCCGAGGAGCAATATCGAACATTTCGATCTGCGGCGACAGCGGCGCCAGAGTATATTCGCTGAAATCAGAGTTGACCGCAGTGACGACCGCGTCTTCTACCCACGCACGCGTATGTTCGAAAAAATCTCGCGCCGTACGCCGCCACATATTCACCAGTAGCGGTTCGGGAGCCCCGGGGAAGTATGAATACAGCCCGTCGATGAGAGTGTGGTATTCAAGCATTGGCTTGCGGCGCCCCCAAGACCGCGGTAAACATCTGCATGTGCTGAGCGGCCACCCCTCCCGGAACGGCGTAGTCAGCGTCTTCCATCAACGCACAGGCCGCTACATAGTGCGCCAACGGACCGGTGTAGTACGAATCCACAGACGCGTACTCAGTATCGGTCCCCGGCGTTCCGATACCCAACTTGTACTGGGCCTCGACCGAAAGACCCGGGGCCGCTGGAGGGTGCACCCAAAACACCGCCGGGTCCCCGGGGTCCGCCGCAACTTGCCGGGGCACCCCCAAAGGTCTGGACCCCCAACGAGAATCGGCCGCGGCCAACATGCCGACGTCGGTGACCCGAGGATATACATCTGGCTGACCAGGCCCGGCGGAAATTCGAATTACCCGAAGCAACGCCTCCCCGTCAGCAGGAATCATCTGACGAGAGCCAACAGCCAAAGCGAATGTGCCGATTCGGGTAAACTGACTGGCTACGTTCAACGCCAGCAGCGACAGCCCCGCGCGAACGTACTGAGCTAGCTGCGCCGGCGTACGATTCTCGAAACCCTCGTCAACGAGAATCGTCGCGGCCATTTCAAGGACGTCAGCTACTTTGAGCATCGTCCATGGCCTCGCGCATGTACCGGAACGCGTCCGTAATCTCCGCCATGGACACGTCATAGCCCGCTAGCTCGCGCACTGCCGCCACCACCGGGCGGCCGTACGCCGTCCAGTCCTGAGCGCGGTTGCGCGCAATAATGGTTTTCAGGGCCTTGACCAGCGCCGGGTCATGCCGAGTCGGCCGACCGGCGGGCTCAGACTCAGGCTCAGGCTCAGGCTCAGGCTCAGGCTCAGGCTCAGGCTCAGGCAATACGTAGTGCGTAACCTGGGGCGCGTCCTCGCGCCGAACCGCCACACCGGGGGCGTCTGCCGGGGTAAGCCCGTGCGAAGACGCAAGATAATTCAGCGACGGATCACTGGGGATGAAATCCCCGCCCGGCGGAACCTTGTACACTACGTTCCCCTGCTGCATGTACACCCATGCCCCAAGATTATTGACGTATCGCATTGCGAACTCCGTGTGAAAAAGAAAACCCGGTTATACTCCTCGCGAGTATAACCGGGCTTGAGTTACAGCACCACTAGTTATCAGATAGCGACGTCAACCTGAATCGTACCGTAGTCTTCCTGCTGGACCGGGCTCTGCGCCTGGATGTCAGTGTTGTCGATCGGGCTGAAGAACCTCGGCCGCACAAACCCAATCATCTTGCCCACAGAAATGGCGTTCTGATTGCGGAAGTCCCAAGTATCCTCCTCGTACGACACCGGGCCGATGTCCGCCATCGCCAGGCCCTGCGCACCGAGCAGCGTAATGCGCGCGCCATTGACACCGCCCGGAGTAGTCGCATGGTCGCCCCACCGCCAACCACGGTCGCCGTTACGAGTAATGTCAGGCAGAGGCTGCGCACCGAGAGTAGTCGGCATATGGGTAATCTCGTGGAACACGAGACCGTCCAGCGTAATGGCCGTGCCCGAGAACAGCGGGTTCTCACCGCCGCGGGTTCCGGCATTGCGCAGATTGGCCAGGAACGAAGGATCAAGCTTCAGTCGAGCCATAGCCGCCGGGTGCAGGAAAACGTGGTACACCTCGCTGCCACCGTCCAGCCTGACAGGACGGATACGCCGGTCCTTGGCGATAGCCTTCAGCTCGACAAACAGCTCGTACGTCGGGGTGTCCTGCGGGGTCAAATGAGTAACCGCCCCGCCCGAGCCCTGCGGCCCCGCGGCGCCGATACGAATCAGCCCCAGATCAGCGTCCCACCGAAAATGACGGTTGGCCGTAGGGTCATTCGGCAAAATGCCCGCCACGGACCCAGTGCCGTCCGAGAAGAACTCAAGGTCCGCAAGCGAATAACCCACCGGAGCACCAGTTGCAGGAACAACGCTTCGCGACAGAATGTTGTTCACGTCAACCGAAAAGCCGCGGCGCATGGCCCCGTTGAGCTGCTGCGAAATATGCCACCCGGAAACCATATGGCAGCCGATCTGGTCAAGCCTGTCGGCCATCCAGAACCCCAGCAAATCCCGCGCAGTTTCACGGAACTGCACCACCGACCGCTGCTCGGCAAGCCGACCGCGCGACCGCGTAGCGTTCCTGAGCTGGTCAATATTGATCGGGATCTGGCGAGCGTGCGCGGCTTCCTCACGATCCCAAATCGGGTTGTCACCGGTAGCGCCGTCAGTATTGAGATCTGCGACCAGCGTCATGTACGCGCGGGCCCCTTTGCTGTTCCGGCTAAGCTCGGTGACCTTATGGACCGCGCTCATCGGACCAGAAGCCGCGATGTTCAGAAAAAACGAGTTCTGGCGGACAGTCCTCCAGATATCTCGCGACCACACTTCAGCCTGCGAGCCCGTCAGGGCTGCAAAATTCGTCAAATTGCTCATGGCGATACCCCCCTTAGGGTAAATTGATCACTAGATGAACCACAGAATCTAGCGGGTATCGTCCAGCCACTCGACAAACAGCGTAAATCGCTGAATGCCCCCGAGTATAACCTCGGGGGCATTTTTGTCAAATGATATCCCCGCGCATCTTACGCAGAGCACGGTCGGGGATCTTGGCGAACTCCGCGTCGCTCATTCGAGTCACGTTGATAGCCCGCTCACTTCTACGACCTACGGGCTCCGTACGCGGAGGCTGACGCACCGAATCCGCGGGCGCCTTTCCAGGCTTTCCGGCCCCGGCCACGTTGGCCTTCCAACCCCGGGACTGGGCCATTTCCTCTGAAGCCTTGGCAATGGCGTCGATCGGATTATGCCCAAGCTCGGCGAACATGCGCACGCGCAGCGTAGCTTCCTTGTACGCCGCTTCGTCAAACACGCTCGATGTCTTGTCCAACTGCGGGTACATGCTTTCGATCGTCTCGACAAAATCGTCGACAATCCCACGCTGAGCGGCCTGTTCCGCCATCAACGTAGCCTTGACCGCCGATTCAGTTTCGAAAGCCGCGCGTTCAGCGGCGCGAATCTCGGTGCGCAGCGCCTTGGCCTTGTCGGTGTCGCCCTCCGTAAGAGCGTCAATATACTGCTGCTCCTTGGCGTCGAAATCAAAATCAGTCCCCTGGACCGCTTCAGTCAACGCCTTGATACGCTCTTCCGCACGGCTAAGCTTTTTAGCCAGCTCCTTGCGCATGTTGTTGACTTGGTCGAACCGATACTTCGGAATTCGAATGTTACTGCTACTGTCAGCCTCGGTGCTTTCGTCGGACTCTTCGTCCGAATCTTCGCCAGCAGATTCCTCGTCCGAACTTTCTTCGGCCTCAGCCGTCTCCTCCTCTTCCTGTTCGGAATCAGCTTCTTCCGGGGAGTCCGTGCCGCTATCCAGCTCGTCTCCGCGGTCCTCGGCTGTGGATTCCGCGGCGGGCGGCGTCTTCACTCCATCGAAATCATCGTCCATCGTTACGTTCAGCGTTGACATTCAGTCTGGCTCCTTCAATAGTCGCGCGCAGCGCACGCTCTTCACGATTGTTAACCAAATTCAAATCCTGCCCACGTCGGTTGAGAGCGGCTTGCGCCAACTCCAACTGCAACTGCACTGCCTGGTCCTGCTCCTTCTGCGCATTTTTCATCAACGTAGAATACCGCGTCAAATTCTGCCGCGCATTTGCGTGGATATTCGCGATGGTCACGCGGTTCTGCAGCTCCTGCGCGCGCAGCAAGATCTGCGCACGAGAGTTTTCCAGCGAAGCCTGCAGCTCCGCCATATCCATCTGCATGCGAGTCTGGCGTTCGTGGGGGTCGAACTGCGCCTCGATAGCAGTCTGCTGGGCTTCCGCCTGTAGCTTGGCCACCTTGGCCTCGACTTCTGCAACATCCGCAGCGGCTTTACGAAGCGTAAGCTGCAGAGTCAACTGCTCGATCTGCTCCTGTTCAGGGGTTTTCTCACCCAGACCCTGCAACTGCTTGGACTCGTGCGCGATGCGGTCCTTGCCCAGCAGATTACTCGCCAAAATAACATGGTAATCCGGGATCGTGACTCCTACTTTGCGCATTTGTAGCGCTTGCGCAAACTGCGTCTCGTCCAACGTGTCACGACTGGGCACCGTACCCACGACCACGTCGTACTTGAACAACCCCAGAGTATTGAGCGCCGACGTGTTGATCTGCACGTCCACTGCAAGCTGCTCCGGGTCCAGGGCATCCTGTACGCGCAACATGCGGGGCACGGTATAATACCGCTGCACCATCTTGGCGATCACATTGAACAGGCACCGACGAGTCTTTTTCAAATTGGCCGTAATGACCCCCAGCCCCTGTTCCGTCAATGTCTGCGATCGCTCAAGTACCACACCGTCTACGTCCGTAGCCGGCTCCGGGCCCATGAGCCCCTCAATTCCGGGAATGGTGGCCATGTACCCCCGGGCCTTGGCCGCAAAATTCTCCAGTCCGGACGGGGCTACGTTGGGCTGAATCTTGGCGGGGGGCTGACGCCCGCGCGCGTATTCGACCACCAGTCCGGTTTCCGCGCCACGCTGCTCAAGCTCCTCTACCGTCATGTTGACCAACGACCCCGCCTCGACCACGTACCCACTGTTTGCGGTCGTGTTGATGACATGCAGAATCTGGCTTTCAATCTTGTTCAGCTGCTCCTGCGGGCTCATCAAATCACGCATGAGACCACTGGGGTTGCCCGGAACGAAATACGGAAAAAACGGCACTACCGTAAAACAACTTTCGTACGGGGACCAATCGTCGAACAGCACCACATCCCCTGCACTGACCGTCCACCACACCCGCCGCCGGGGCATCTTGCGGTACAACATGCCGTGCGCCTTGGACAACTTGCGCACTTCGCGTTCCGTCATATTTGCTGGCAAGGGGTGCACATCTCCCGTTTCCGGGTCCACCAGCTCGAAGACCTTGCACAGTTTGTAGTACTGCCGACTAATCGTCCGTATCGCTCGAATTCGTTCGGGGTCCGGAGCACCAGACCCGCCGTGCGCCCTCGACGACACTTCGGTATCACCAAAACGTACGTACTCCGACCCGTACAGGCCCCCCGAACTATCAATGGAAGCCCCGATGGAATCCGCTGTTCCGGGCCCGTACATCTCGTCCAAATCGTCCGGGCTGTACCATTCGATCACAATGACCTGGGTCCAAGTAGAGGGGTCGTAGTCCTTGGCTTCGGGGTCCAGCAGCACGTCCATGGAATCCAACCGACGAAGCGTCACGTCTCCGAACGCGTTGGTGTCGAACTCAATCCGGCAATCAATGAACCCGCGGTCATCGATCAGCCCATCGCGAATCATGTCAATTTCCAAGGCCGGGTAGTTGTTCGCGTTGGCGATGTTCTTCAACACGGCGGTCATGACTTCCGCCTGAGGCCCGCTGACCCGTCTTGCGGCCTTGGCCCGCGGGTCTACGACATTACGCGCGTAATGCCCCAGTACCGTGTTGATCGCCCTACGAGCCAGATTGATAGTAAGCGCGGGGCGGTCTCCGAGCCCCGCAAGCTCTTCCTCGGTCCACTGCTCGGAGTTGTAGAACTTACGACGTTCCTCGACCTGACGAACATAAGCTTCGTGGCGGGCCGTATAGCACCGCACGAATTCCGAATAATTCTCCTGCGCCGTGGCCGTATATTTCATGCTGTTTTCCACCTCTTGAGGGGGCCCTGCCGGACAAGCCTAGGCTCGGAGAACGGAAGTCTGCGGTCCACGACACCCCCCGGCACCCCGCCGGGTCTCGCAACCTGCCGAGCGTAATACTGCATATTATTGGCGATCTGCCCAACCCATGCAAAGGCGTCCACCATATCCTTATACCGGCCATTCGGAAAACTGCGAAGCTCCTTCAGAAAATCCCCAGCCCACGGAGCGTCCGACGGTATCCGCACCATGCCTTGCCTGATCAGCGCCTGAATCGGACCCGCTCGTGCAACCTTGTCCTGCCCACGTACCTTGAGCAACGTGACCGGCAGATTGTGCACCCCACGCTCACGCGCAAGGCGCTCCAGAAACGGCATCAGAGCCACGGCAGCCTGCGTATCCTCCAGACCGACGATGTCGTGATTCAGCTGTTCGTATTCCGCCAGGATACGCTCCGCAACGTCGTACATGTCGTCTCGACACCGAAACACGTCGGTCACCCAGAACACCCCGGCACGGTCCATATGCACCTGCACACGGGCCGTGAAAGCACTCTTGGTCACGTCTTTTTGCCCAGACGCCAAATCCCACGTGGCGTAGGCAATCATGGAGTCCAACGGAGGGATATCCGCCAAAAAACATGCGGTACGGTCCAAGTCCGAAAACAACGTAACGTCCGCCGCAAGCGGGTCCTGCTGGTACAGCGCGCTCCACACTACCGGGTCGCGGTCCCTTATTTCACTCAAGGCCGCCAAGCTATATCGCTCTGGGTGCAAGGGAGTGCCCGCCGTTCGCATCAGCTCCAGCCCTTCCGCTGCCTCAGCGGAGATCACTCCAGTACGCGGGTCCCTGAACTCGTCCTTGACCGCCAACGCAGGATAGGTAACGACCTCCCACTTACCCCCTTCGTCCAACGAGCCTTCTTCGTCTAGCAAACGCCCGCACAGGTCAAACAACGTCCACCGCGTCATGATGACCAACTGCCCGGCGTCGGGCATCAGTCGAGTCACCGCACTCGACAAATACCACCGCCACAGTGCATCGCACACGGCTTCCGAATACGCTTCCGTGTCCTTGTGAGGGTCGTCGATCAACAGCAAATGCGCGCCGTAACCCGAAATACCCTGCCCGGCACCGGCCGGCTTGTACCGGCCCCCCGCCGAAGTTCTCCACCCCGTAGCCGCGGCACTTCGCCAAGTCGATCCCGTACATCCTGTCGCATTCTTCCTCTCGATCGGAATCATCGCCGCCATGTGGTGCGGCGATGCCTTGCTGGGTGGTATCCTGCTCCCCAACCTCGGCTGCCGGCTGGGCGACCCGCTGCTTCTGCATGCCGGCGATTCGCCGCCGGCGGGAGGATAGCGATGGATCTGAGCCAGGCATTGGCGACTTTCCTCGAAGAAAGCCGCGAGCTGCTGTCCGAGATGGAAGTCCTGCTCCTGCG